AGGATCTGCTGAAATTCAGGCAGAACTGGGTCACGTGGACGATGTTTCCATCAAATTGCAGTTCGAACCGTTGAAAGACATCGAACGTTCGTATTTGGGTTACCTGAATACTGAAGGTTCTGACGCTGTAAAATGGGGTATGATCGAATGGTTCATGTTGGGATTGTTCCAGAAAGCTGTTCAGGAACAAACTAAACGCCGTATTTTGGGCTGTGCTGTGAAACCGGAAACCGGAGTTGCAGGAGCTGCTATTAACGCATCAACTGGATTAATTTTCACTTTGATTCGTTACATCCATCAGTATAAACTGCTTCCGTTCTCGGATGTGGCTTACGACGATTACGACAGCACCACGATGCTCGACACCGTTAATGCATTCCTTGCCTACTGGTTCTCCAAAAAAGGCGACCAGGATAAAGCTGACTTCACTTTGGTGCTGAATGCAGAGCATCAGGCATGGTGGATCAAGAACGTGCGCACAGCGTATGGTTTACAAACTGATTTCGCTGGTGTAAACGTGAATGTAGTTCCCGACTACAACATTCCGATTTACTGGTGCTCCAGTATGGAAAACCGTCAGTTCATTATCCTGACCAAACCGGGTAACCTTCAGGCTTTGGAAAATCTTCCGGGCGAAATGATGAATGTTACTTTGCAACCTGATTTCGAAGATGTTTTGATTCGTTCGAACCTGAAAGAAGGCTTTGCAGCTGCTTTTGTTGGAAAGAAATTTGCAACTCCTGCCGCTATCGCTGCAAACGATTATTATTTGCAGCAGATTTTCATGAACAAACCATCGCTGAAGATTGCCGATGACTCGGTTACTTTGGCCGGAGCTACCAACTTCTGGTTTACAACCCAGAACAATACCACTGCCGGAAAGAAAATTACCGACATTGCCAACGCGAAAGCTGGTCAGGTTTATATCATTGAATGCGGTGGGGTAACTCAACCACAGATCATTGAAAAAGCCGCCAAGTTTGCAAACCTTACCGCTGCATGGACTCCAACAGCAGTTGGCGATTACCTGATGGTAATTTTGAACAACGCCGGTGATGCTTACCGCGAACTGGAACGTTGCGTGGGTGGTGTTCGTTCGGTGAACGCTTTGGTTCAGCCTACCTTACCAGAGGCCCGCTCATAATCTATCGGGGTTCTGAGTTCTCAGAACCCCTTTTATTCACTCTTAAAAATTGATTTCGATATGAAATACAATAAACGACAACTGGCCTACTCGGTCAGGAAAATTAACCAAAGCAAGTTCGGGTTACTTCTTCGGATGTTCACCTTTGCTATGCTGCTGTTTTTTTCTGTTTCGGCCTTTCAGGTTGTTTCAGATCCTACCACAGTAAAGCCAACAGTTGAAATGGGCATGGGAATGCTTATTTTACTGACTATGGCCAATGTGGGAAACCTTGCACAACCATCGTCGCGAGATACGGCTGCCAATCAGATAGGCTTTAGACTGTGGCTGGTTGCGAGGGATCAGATAGATGATTCGATCGCATTTCCTTTGCCCAACGCATCGCGACAATTAGCGACGGTACCATTAAAGGCGGGAGAATACTGGCATTATTTTGAAGGCGTTGAAAACTCTATTAAATACACCGGAACCGGTGAGAGCGGAGAGATAACGCCTACGTTTGGCAAAACAATTCCGATAATTATCAAATACACTGATGCGGCGCTAAATTTTGTGGAAGAATATACCGGAAAAGGTTTTGTTCTGGTATGGGCAATCTGCGAAACTTCTGATAAGGAACTTGTGGGCACATTCTGCAAGCCGATTATACTGAAGAAATTTGAGGTTAAACAGGATGGCGATGGTAAATACATCAGTCTGGAATTTGGTAACACGCACTGGCGCCAACCACTGAAATATGTGGGCGACATTACTGCTGCTGCTCCAACTGTTGTTGGTACCGGATTAACCGAAATTCCGATTGGCGCCTCGGCAAGCTACCAGCTAACGGCAGGAGCTGCTGCAATTGCAACCGTTGACGGAATTACTGAAGCTGATCATGGCAGGTATATTACCATTTTGGCACCAGCCTCGGGTATTGCTCCAACTATTCCGGACAGTGCTGTATTTGTACTTCGCGCTGGTGAAACATGGACCGCTAGTCCGGGAACTTCCATAACCTTGCAAGTTTTGGACGACGCAACATTGGTTGAAACCAGTCGCACGTAAAGAGACCTTTTTTTACTACTTTCTGATATTTCAATGAAGCCCAGTAACTCTATTTAGAGCCTGGGCTTTTTTATGTCCTTTCGGTTTTTTGCAATGCAAAATATATTTGATCATTCGATTGAATTTTTAACTCTAAATCTGATATCATGAATTTTAGTGAAAAGAAAAAAGCCTACCAAGACTTACAGAATCCAGAACATTTATGTTGTGATCGCGAACTCCTCACGAAAAAAGCACCTGATGCCATCATTTTAAAAATGGGTGTTGTTGACCAGGCCAAAGCCCAGCGCGAGATACTTTGGACGCTGCTCGATGTGGCGACAGTTGAAGAAATTAAAAGCTACCGCAAACCGGCATCAAAAAATAACGAACTTATTGAAAAATTGGTATCGTTAATCACTGCCCAGGTTCCTGAAACCATTGAAACACTAAAGTTGGCCGACGATACGGTTTGCGAATTGATGGATAAACTCGAAGCGGAAGGTATTGAGCTGACCGATGATCAGAAAAACAATGTTTCGGCTTATAAGGGTTATTTGTCGGCAGCAATGGTTGACATCCGCAAAAAAGAAACCGAAAAAAGCCTTATTGCATTGGATTTAAGTGCCACAACACAACCAGAACTGGCTAAAATTGCCCGGATTATTGGACTTACTCCAATCAATTTCAAAAAAGAAACACTTCTTCCGTTGCTGGATGCTTACCGGTTAAACCTGCCCAAAGTTTCGGAAGGATCGGGCGAAGAAATGATTCCGGTTGAAGCGCATTTGGAAATTGTGAACGAACTAACTGAAGAAAATGAAAATCTTCAGGAGCAGTTGGAAGATGCTGAAGCCGAAAAAGAACTTCTGGAAGAGGAACTGGAGGAAGAAAAAAAAAGCGAAGCCACTCCGGATCCGGAATAGTTCAGAAGGAAGAGGAATATCCCAACATTAAATGGGATAACCTAGCCGATCCGGACGTGCAAAGGGCTGTAATTCTATACAACGACCGTGTCAATACCTATCGGAAAATGAAGGAAATTGATGCGGTCGTTGATAAAGACCCCACCGAACAACGGATTATTAATCTGGCAGAACTTAAAAACCGAAATATACTGGCCTTTAATGAGCTCCGATACTTTAACGATAAAGGAAAGTGGAAAAATAAACACCCGCTTATCGTTCACCAAAGCATCAGAAATAAGTATCAGGAACTTTTAAAGGAAGATACATCTGGCTTTCTGGCAGAATTTACCAATACGGCAAACAATGTAAGCCGATACCAAAGTTTTCTCAACAACGAGAAAAGGTCGCCAAACCAACACGAAAAAGACAGTGAAAATTTAAAAAAGCACAAAGAGCGCGAAACAATCATGCGCGAAGTGTTGGAGGAAAACAAAAAATGAACGAGATCACCGTGTATAACTTGGGTAATTTACCCACTGCAGAAGTGGACCAGTTCAACGACCTGCAGGAAGACTTTAAAATTTACGATGCCGACAAAAACCTGAAGCTCCAGATGCTAATCATCACCCGGGGATTCAAGTATGCATTCAAAGCCTGGCAGGATCCAGACGGAAAGTTGTGGATCATTGACGCCCATCAGCGAAAATCGGCACTGATAACTCTCCGAAAAAATGGATTTAATATTCCGGCTATTCCTTACGAACCCATTCAGGCAAAAGACAAGCGCGAGGCCGTAGAAGAAATCGCCGCCTATAACTCGGAGTTTGCCAAAAAGAATCCGGACACACAGTTGTTTGAAAAGTATGATATCGGCATGGATACTCTACAGCGATTCAACCTTAATTTTGGTGAAGAAGCATTCGGATTTGAGAAAGAACATGCTTCTATTACTACGGAATACAAAGAAATTGAGGAAGACGAAGCTCCGGAACTGGATGAGCAGAATATCTTCTCACGCGAGGGTGATATCTGGTTACTGGGCAAACATCGGCTGATGTGTGGCAGTAGTACTGTTTGGAGCGACGTTAAGCGGTTGATGGCTGGAAAACTTGCTAATCTGACAGTAACATACCCGCCATACAATGTGAACTACGAAGGCAAAACCAAGGATGCCCTGAAAATTAAGAACGACAACATGACCGGTAGTCAGTTTTACCAGTTCCTGTTCGACTTTTACCGCAACATGTACCGCGCGATGGCTGATGGTGCTTCGTATTATATCTTCCATGCCGATACCGAAGGGCACAGTTTTAGGCAGGCGCTGCTCGATGTTCAGTTTAAAATGGCTCAATGCCTGATCTGGTTGAAGCAGGCTTTTATAATGGGCCGTCAGGATTACCACTGGAAGCACGAACCGATACTTTACGGATGGAAACCTACCGGATCTCACTCCTGGTATTCTGACCGGAAACAATCGACCATTATTGAATACGACAGACCCGTTCGAAACGATATCCATCCAACCATGAAGCCGGTGGGGTTGATTGCATACCTGGTGCAGAACAGTTCTAAGCCCGGACAGATCGTGGCTGACTTCTTCTCAGGATCCGGAGCAACGATTATGGCCTGCGAACAAACCGAACGCATCTGCTTCGCTATGGAACTGGATCCGGTTTATGTGGATCAGGATGTGCGCCGGTATTTTAACTACAAAAACAGCGAGGATATTCGGCTGATCCGGGATGGTAAGGAATATCAGTGGAACGAAATTAAAGATCAACTATGGACCAAAGTAGCCTCATAAAAATTAGGAATTACGGTGCGCTGAAGTATGAACCGGAGCAAATTTGCAAGATACTTGGATTGTCTTCGGAAGATTCCCAACGTTTTTTGGTAGAGTTTCAGGACGAAGACAGCGAGATCCGGAAGTTTTACGATCAGGGAGTACTGTTTGGCGACTACAATATTGATGCTGAGCTGACCAAACAGTCAGAAAAAGGCGACATCATGGCGATCATTCAGCTTCAGGAACGACAGGAAAAGACCAAAATATCACGTCTCAAAAAAGAACTCTTTGGAATATGAACTACTTAGCCAGAATAGAATCGCTGCATCCGGATATCATTGAGCACTTCATGGAAACCGGAATGTCGAAGGCCATACCGGAAGACCTGCAGCTGATCATTAAACAGCTGTCGTGGTCAGTTGAAATATGGGAAACGGAGCGAAACATTACCCGTGCGGCAAAGCTTCTTAAAATGCGGATAAAGGCCAAACAAAACATCACGCTCGGACTGATGGCCTGCAAACAGCGCATCAACGATTCGAAGTTGTATTTTAATGTGGACTGCACGGTTTCGAATAAGTACTGGCTGCTCGATGCTGCCGATAAGTTTGAGGATTTGACCAAGCTTGCCATTGCCCAGGATAAACTTCGGGAGGCCGGAATCTTCCACGAGAAAGCTGCTGACTACCGAATAAAAGCAAATGCCGAATTATCGCTGGCCGATATGAAGCCACCAATATTCCTGATCAGCGACAAAATGAGCCTTGAAGAGCTCGGATTTGAAAAGAAAAACCTGAAGGAAATTGCTAAAAAGCATACCGACGGGTTCTATTTAGAGCTGATTACTAAGCTCCCAGTTGACAAATCGGATAAACGAAAACTGCTTTATGATGCCGGAATTGAGGATGCCAAAATAATTGAAGAAATCGACAACAATGGACCAGAATAAGATATCAGAACTCGAAGATTCGTACATGAATAAGATGCAGATACGTGCCAATCTCATCGATCCAAACATACTGATTGCCCGCATTGCTCGCGCCGGTGGTAAAACAGAAGGCTTACTCATTCCTCGCCTGCTCCGGGTGGCATTCTCCATGCCAGGCGAATTGTCGTTTCTGATTCATAAAACCTATACTGCAGCGATGATCAACATGGTCCCGGCAATACTGGCAGGATTCAAAAAGCCTGTTGGCGAAAAGCAGGAACCCATGTTTAAGGAAGGTATCGACTATGTTGTTGGCGCAACGAAGTTACCGGCACACTTCAAAAAACCATTATACGAAGTGGCCTATCCCAAACACTCGATCGTTATCCGCACCGGGCATCACTTCCAGTTGGTGGCATCCGATCAGCCCGATTCGATGGCCGGTCGCTCTGGTGTTCATGCCTTCATCGAGGAAATGAAGCACAACAAAGGCGAAAAAGTAAAGACCCGCATTTTCCCTGGCTTACGTGGTGGCTCAATTCAGAACCGTAAAAGCCCATACTATCAGGGCATCACCGGAATATCAGATACTGCCCGCGTAGATTTGGGCGAAGACAACTGGTTTGAAGAGTTTGAAAAGAACATGAATAAGGATCTAATCAACGAACTGGCCACATCTGCCAAACACCTGAACGATGCAACAGTTGAAATGATGTACTTTGAATATGAACTCAGGCAAACAAAAGAGCTCGACCGGATCAATTACCTGAAGAAAGAAATCTGGAAGCGCGAGCACATCATTAAAATGTGGGAGCCTATCATCCGCGATCAGCGCAAGGCCTGCACGTATTACATCACGGCCAGCTCGTTTGTTAATAAGGATATTTTAGGAGTGAACTTCTTTAAAACTCAGTTCGACTCCCTGACGCTGGATGAATTCCTGACAGCCATTTGCAACATCGCTCCAAAGCAGATCGTTAACATGTTCTTTGGAAATTTCAAGAAATCAAAACACTGCTTTTCTGATAGTTACAAGTATAATTCAATACTTCAGTTTGATTTAAAAGACACTTTTAAGCTTACTGCCGGTTACCTGAAGTACTTTAACCCGAAGGAACCACTGATTTTGATGTACGATCCCGGGCATTTTAGCAGTGTAATCGTGGGGCAATTCAACAAAAGAGCCAACGAACTGCGCATCATTAAAGAGTTTTACGTGTGGCATCCGAAAGAACAAAGCGATATGGCACGGCTTATTCATGCGTTTTTCTACGATGAAAGCAGCTGCCATCGCATTGAACTATTCTACGACCGGGCAGGGAACAAACGACGCGAGATCCAGCAGAAAATTACAACAGATGCAAAGCAATTAAAGCAGGAACTGGAGGCGCTTGGCTTTAAGGTTCGGCTTCAGAATGAGAAGCAACGAACGATCTTTTACTATGAACATTATAAGCTTGGCCTGATTTTATTCGGAGAAGAGCAGCGCAATACTCCGCGCATTCGCATCTGTGAGAATGAATGCCCGAACCTGGTATCAGCAATACACCTGTCACCACTCAAAAATACGGATGGAAAGATCGAATTGGACAAAACAAGTGAGGTGAAAGTGGCACTACCCTATCAGGCCGGGCTCACAACTCAGCTCCCCAGCGCCATGACTTATGGCCTTTATGGTTTGTTCTCAAATTTCCTACCATCAAACATGAAACGCCAGCAAGTCATGCCAGATAATTTGAGCACGTAATGTATTTTTTTTGCCAATAATCGCTCAAAAAGTATAGAAAAGCGAATGATCTGATATAAAATCAAACTTTTACCGCCTGATTTTCAGAGATTTTTTCAAAAAATTTCAAAGCAAATTGTTGCGAAGCGACTGGCTTA